GATCAGCAGTAGCAGGGAGACCAAAGGACTCACTAGTATCAGTAAGTTCAACATCAGAGTTCCCATAACCACTGCGGGTAGTCTGGGTAGCAGAGACAATGGGAACATTGAATTCCACCGCCAAACCGCGAAGTTCTTCAGCAATTGATTTGATGTATGAATAAGAATTGATAGAACTGTTTGCCTTATGCCTAGAGGAAGCACAAATATTAAGGTAATCGATGAAAATAATATCAGGTCTAAATGACTTCTTAAGTGCAAGTTCATTAAGAAGTGCTTTAAAGTGTCCACTATGCGCCGAAGCAGTAGGATACTCTTTAATTATAAGAGATCCTTGAGTTTTCTTTGATAGACTTGTTACCTTATTCTCAAATGTTGTACGTGGGAGATCAACCAGTTGCTGAATTGGGACATTGAGAAGGTTTGCGTCAATTCTTTCTGCAATTCGCTCTTCCGCCATTTCAAGAGTGATATAGAGAACGTTCCTGCCTTGTAATAGTGCGGAACTAGCCACATGACACATGAATAGTGATTTCCCAACACCTGTCCCAGCGAGAGCGATGTTGAGAGTCTTATTAGGGAGACCATCTTTTGTAATTTTGTTGAAATATTCCAGATCAAATTTAATCTTATCTTCTTTGCGGTGATAAAACTCATAACGTCCCTCATAATTTTGAAGATAGTCGTGTCCAATGTTATTATCAAACGATACTGCTAGAGCATCAGAAAGAATGCTAGGAATTGCATCCCGATTCTTCTTTCCATCATTACCATCAGCAATATGAATTGATTCCATCAGAGCAAGATAAATTGCTCGGTCACGACACCACTTCTCAGTAGTATCTAACAACCATTGATTCTCCACTATAGAATCGTTAAGTGTTTTACACACCTCACGAATATCCTTAACATCAGTCTCGGTTAAATCAACCCGATTCTCAACCTCAATACCAAGTGCCTCTTTAGTAATTGCAGAATTATACTTGACAATAAAATGAACAATTTCCTCAAAGATTACTCTTTCAGATTTTTGTTCAAAATATTCGGGTTGTATAAAGGGTATAACTTTTCTGGAGTAGTCTTCATTATAGACAAGGTTTCGTAAAATAGTTGTTTCAATTCGTTCCATATGAAAATTCACGTTTGGCAATATCATCAAGTTGTTGCATTACTTCTTCTGTAAAATACTTTTCGGGATTTTTGAGAATCTCCTTTGCATAAAGTTTTTTACCATCAATTTCATAACGCCCAGCTACATTCTTCCATAGATCACCAATTTCACCAAGTTCTAAAAGACCATAATAACGATCAAGACCACGTTCATCATAAAATAAACGGATTTCAACGTCCTTATTCTCCTTACTCAAACGTGACTTAGCAGTCTTTGCTTTAATAATGTTCCCAACAACTTCAGTTCCATCTTTTTCTTTTTTCTTTGAAAGGTAAATAATACTAGAAGCAGCATACTTGAGACCACTACCACCACCCATCTCTTTAGTAGGAACATAAGCACCAATAACATCATAGGTATGATTGGTTACGATCATAGGAATTTTTGCCTTTCCAAGTTTCAAGGTAATCATACGGAATGCACCTTTGATGAGTTGGGATTTGGTCATATCCCTAACTTCTTTATCGTTTAGAGCATCATTAATCTCTTTACTTGTGGAAAGCATCCCCAAAGAGTCTAGCACAAAAATGCAAGGTTTGCGTTCTGCTTCTGGTTTTTTCATGTACATATCTACTGCCTTGAGTGCCGTTCCGCGAAACTCTTCAACAGTAACAACATTGACAACCACAAGACGAGAAGTATCAATTCCACGAGATTCTAGTAGAGATTTGGTAATAGCAGCTTCAGTATCAAAGTAGAGACAATAACCATCGGGATGGGTATCAAGAAAATTCTTGACAACGGCGAGGCTGAAGAAAGTTTTTCCAGTAGAAGACTCTCCAGCAATAGCAGTAATTTTATTCCCAGATACACCACCAAATATGCTACCTGAAACCAGTGCATTAAAAATGTACGAACCTGTGTCAACATAAGTTTCAGTCTCATCAATGTCGGAAGCAAGTTGTGTATACTCACCACCAATTTCTTTTACAATATCTTTAAGAAAATCCATTAATTTTTCTCCTTTTTTTGTTTGTTAAGATAATTCATTTTATAAGACCAAAGTTTTTGGTAGAGAGCAGTGCTTCCACCAAGTCTCATAGAACTAATAATTATATCAAGTTCCTTTTCGTTAATTGGCAATTCCATTAGGCAAAAAATGATTCAAGATTTACAGTTTTTTCTTCTTTCCACCCAATAATATTCAAAATTGTTTTGAGTGGATCCAAGAATGCTTTCTCAAATTGTAGTTCATAGTCAATATATTTGTCAAGACCAAGTTCGGTAGGAAACTGTTGAATAAAAGAGATCACATTTTCTTGAATAATATTTGGTTTCTTCAAAAATAAAAACTTAACCTTTTCACCATTATTAATTAGAGAATACTTATTAGTAAGATTTTTCTGTTTTACATAATGATTGAACAGTAATGCGCCACGAACTTGAATCGGAGTTTTGGGAGCGTAAATATTAGAAGAAGAATGATACTTACGAATATCGGATGCAGTTCTAGGGAATGCAATTTGTTCTGGAGGAAGAGATTTAAACTCCTCACGACAACGATCAATAAACTCAATCATATCCTCTTCAGTTCCGCCCATTAGAATATTAAAAGATTCTTTCAACATCTTACGGCAAGGTGCTGGTGTAGAAGATTTAATTGCCTCAATACCTTTGATCTTGAGTTTAGATTCCTCATAGCGAACACCTTCACTATCCCACACACTTAAAATGTATCGCTTCTTTGCAGTCCAAATACCACGCTCAGCAATACACTCACGCTTCATGATCATTTTCTGCTCATAAGCATTCACGTATTCTGCCAGTTCTTGGTAAGAACTTTCAATATACTTCTCAAATTCCACCTGACAGACCTTATCAAGGAACGAAACAACGCTTTGAGTAGTTTTTTCTCTTCCTTTGTATACACTCTCAACCAAAGGACCCATATTAACGTAAAGAGAATCAGTATCAGAAGCAATAACATAATCTACAACTCCACTCTTAAGAATCTTATTTAAGTAAGCATTTACCTTATTCATGATCCAGTTAATTGAAACTTGACCAGAAAGTGTAATTGCTTCAGCATTTGCAAGTTTAAAATAGCGAAAATACTGATTACCAATCGCACCATAGGCAGAGTTCAATTGAATCTTTCTTGCCATCTGGATGTTATTACAACGAGAAATCTCTTTAATTAACTCCTTGTTCTTGGTCTTTTCGTATTCTTGCTCTGCAGCAAGCATTTTCTTTTTAAAGATTACACGTTCATTATAAATCTTTTCCATCAGTTCTGGAAGAAATCCGCGAACATCTTTACGATACATGGCACCATTTGCACAAACTGCATAGTCCTTATACAGTTCAAATGTAAGATCTTTATTGAGAATCTTATCCACAGTTACAGATGGATGCCTTTGTTCTAAAAGAGTTTCAGGGCTTATGTTGTATTGCATAATCAAATGTGGATATAGAGAGTTCAAGTCAAAACTCACAACCCATTCATACATTCCAGGAATAGGTTCTTTCACATAAGCACCCTCATACTTGGTGTCTTTATCAGAACGTTCTTTAGGAGGAATGACAATATTCCTTTTTTTCAGATAGTTATAGATGATTGTATCCCACATACGAACTTGAGAAAATACATCCTCATAGTTTGCCTTGGCGTCATATGCCATGGTAAGCGCAAGTTCAATCAGTTTCATCTTGTCTTCCAAACGGTCAACAAGTTCCACGTCCTTGATGTTGTACTCTACAAACTTCTGCCAACCCTTGGTATAGAAATCTTTAAAGGTATCAAACTCGGAGTGATCTAGTTTCTTCTGCTTTAGTTCAACTTCAGCAATATAATCCAAGCGATAAGATTCCTGTGCTTTATAAGTAAATTTCTTATAAAGATCAAGATAGTCTAACTGCGAGATTCCTCCAATATCATAACAAAGATGCTTACGTCCAGAGATGTAAGTTTCATCTTCAGTAACAAGTCCCCAAGGAGACAAACGCTTCATCAACTTTTCACCAATAACCCTATCAATTCTACGAACAAGATAAGGAATATCATATAGTTTGCTGTTCCATCCAGTCACAACTTCAGGAGTGTTAGATTCAATCATCCACCAACTAATGAAATTGTTTAGGAGATCATATTCAGTAGAAAAAGAACGATAATCAACATTCTTTTGTTTGTTTTGAAAAGGACCTTTACCCCAAGTACGGATTTGCTTGGAAGAATAATCCTGAATAGTAATCAGAAGAACTTCTTCTGCTGCAGATTCCACATCAGGAAATCCATTTTCAGAAGCAACCTCAATATCAATTGTAGATACCTTAATCTTATTAATATCAAACTTAACTTCATCTTCAGGATACATATCAGAAATATACTGATAGATGTATTGAGTATTTCCGAAGATTTTAAAATTTTCTACGTTCTCATACTTCTTAACAAATTCCCTACAATCACGAACAGATCCTGGTTGAACTGATTCTACATATTCTCCACCTAAAGTTTGATATTTTGTTTTTTTATTGGCAGGGACAAAAAGAGTCGGGTTAAACTTTTCGCGGGTCATGAAGTGTTGTCCATCTTCATAACCACGGACAAGAAAGTTGTCCCCGACCATTTGAACGTTAGTATAAAAGCGCATCAGGAAATAATATCAATATATTTTTTAATAATATTGGAATTGGGATTAATAATCGTTAAGATGCTGTCAGAATTAACTAAAAATTCTTCCTGTTTTGTGTAATCACATAACCAGTTTTGCAAATAAACTTCTTCTGTGACTTGTTTTTTTATTTCGCAAGGTTTAATTAACTTACAATTAGGATCACCTAATTCAGATTCAACCTCTTCAATTTGCGATATCACTATCGTTCCATTTTTAAAAACAATAGTCTTAATTGTTGCTTCCATTTACTTCATTCTCATACGTATTTTTAACATTATCAATAGGTTCAACTACAGTAACAACCCAATCAATTGGAACTAAAATTTCTTCATCTTTAGATAAAAGAATCCACGGAGAAAAAGAAATTTCTACTGATTTTTCAAGTTTAGTTTTATCATCTTCTTCAGAATCTTTAGAATTTTGAACTAAGATTGGAACAGAAAAAGTAACTTTTCTAGGTTTTGTAAAAACATAACCATGTTTATTTTCTAAATTTTCTTCTTTGGAAACTAATTCTTTAATATCAGAAATAATAGTTTCTCCAGATTTTAACAAAGCAATTTTAATACTCATTTTAATAACTTGTTTGTATGAATATTATAGCAAGAAAAAAGAGGGGCGTCAACTGGATTTTGCCAGTTGCCCCTCCATGGCTTAGCGACGACGATATTCAATTATATTTATAGGTAATCTTTACGCTTATGATACTCGGGAACAATTCTACCAAGAGTCACAGTCAAAAGCCCATCCTCAAAATCAACTGATCGTACTTCCGTATCATCAGAGAGTGTCCATGCTCTCTTAAAACTACGTTGAGCAAGACCTTTGTGAATATAGTTTGACTCTGTTTCCTTATCCTCTTTTTGACCTTCTACAAAAAGTTTACCGTCTTGAGTATAGACATAAACTTCTTTTTTCTTAAATCCAGCAAGAGCAAGTTCAAGTCTTGATTCTACATTACTAACTTGAACAAGATTATATGGTGGATAGTTATTTGTAGTTTCGTGGAGATTGAACAGACGGTCAAAATATTCGTCCATTCCAATACTGTTGCGATTAATCCTATCCATCAAGGCAGGAAGATCCGCATGGGTAAACCTAGATGTTGCGAGGTTAGTCATTATAGTAGCTCCTTTAAAAGCGAGTTTGTGTTTTGTGGACCCTTTCGGCATCCGTATATAATTATAATACTTTTAATAAAAAAGCGGGTCGTAAAACCCGCACTTTATCATTCGGTTTCTTCAACCTTTTTCTTTTTAGATCCAATATTATACTTGGTTTCTAAAATCCATTCACCCTTATCTTTATAAGCAAGGACTTTGATTTGATTTAATGGGGCAATATCCTGAATCTTCTTTACATCTACAATCTCAATCAAACCCCAATCAGCAAGAAGTTGGGCAATACGATTGCGACGTTGTACATCATTCACAGTTAGGTTTGCATGTTTGCCATCGAGAGCAAACAGTTCCTTAAAGTGAACGAGATAATATCTACCTTGCTTGTGTAAAATATGGCAAGACTGATAGATTTTCTTTTCTTTACGTGATGCAACTCCGATACGGGTCAAAGTCTCACGAACCTTCAAAAAGTCATCTGGTTCGTTGAGAATCACTTCCACCATTTGGTCGGGCGTCCACTTCACTTCAGGTTCTTGAACTACGCTCATTTTGCTCCTCCAGTTTCAAATTTCGATTTAATAAATGTTAGTTGTTCTTTTGTAAGAATCCTCAAAGCTTGTTTTGCCTTTTCATTACTATAACCATAATAACGTTTGACATAATCAAGATCTTTGATTTTATCTTGTCGGAGCCAGGGAGAAAATCTCTTCTTTTTCCTCAGACTATTTAGCAAAAAGTCATATTGCATTTTCTTGGGGAGGAAATGGCATTGATTCATTTCGTTCGCAAACATAATAGAATCAATATGACCAGAGAAACATCGATTAATAACAAAGGGAGCATATTCTTTTTCTAGAGAAGGATCCTCATCAATTAGATTCTTCTTCGTTTGGTTGATCGAGTTTAACCAGTCCTTCAATTCCATAATTAAAAAGCAGTAGTTCTTTACGTTGTTTTTGCTCTCGCATATATTCACCAACAGAACGCATAGTGTATGTGAGATCAAACTCAGCAGCATTCCAGTTCTTAAAGCGGTCTTTTACAAGTTGATCAGAATTATAACTCACCAACTGATCCATACCATTAGCATCACAATCAGCAGCAAACTTATCGTGATCAAATCCTTTGTGCATTGATCCCTTGTTCCCATAGAGATTATCCTTAATATCATAAGGAGGATCGAGATACATAAAAGC